GCAGGAGAGAAATAGCCAAAGAATATGGGGTATCTCTCTCTCGTGTATCTAAAATCAAACTAGGAGTAACATGGAATCATGAGCCCGTTTAATGAAGTAAGTCAGGACATATCCAAGCGATTGGCTCGGGCTCCCCTAGTGGAGGGCGCTCGTTGGCAGTCCATCAAAGCTCCCCAGCCCATGCTGGAGCTTCTCAACTATTCCTTCACCTATCATTTGCCAACTGAAGACCTGGAGTTCTACCGTGAACAGATCAGACCGAACCTTCCCTGGGCGGACCGTCACTTTCTTGAAGAAAGAGTTAGTGGAGATCCAATCAATCCTGGAGTCACATGGCGCATCTGGCCTTACTCAGCATCTGCCAACACACATCGTCGAGAGGGTGAAACAGACCCCCAATTTGATCATTCTTATGCTGAGCGGTACTGGCCTAAAGCTGCTGGAACCACTCCTGATGGGACCTTGCTCACCGATGACTATACACCTCACAAGGGAATTCGTTTCGATTACGGTGACCTAGATGATCTCGTCACGATACTGGCCAATGAACCAACTACTCGACAGGCTTACCTACCAGTTTGGTTCCCCGAAGATCTCGGAGCCGCCATTCAGGAGAAAAGGGTTCCATGCTCCCTCGGGTACCATTTCATCTGTCGAGGGGGAAAGCTTCATATCGTCTACTATCTACGATCCTGCGACTTTGTACGGCACTTCAGAGATGATGTCTATCTCACACTTCGTCTCCTCCTCTGGGTGCTCGACCAATGCCGCCTTGCTCGGCCCGAAATGGATTGGGACAAGATCTCACCGGGGACTCTCACTATGCATATCACCTCCCTCCACTGTTTTCAAACTGATAGGATCGCTCTAAAATGAGTTTACATTGTATGTTCGACCTGGAGACTTTTGGCACCGCTAAGAACTCGGTCATTATCCAGGTGGCCGCTATCCAGTTCAATCATGACTTTACTATCGTGAACACCTTCAATGACCTAGTGGATCCTCAGTCCTGCCTAGATGCTGGACTAAGCATTGATCTGTCTACAGTCCTATGGTGGATGGAACAGTCTGAAGAAGCTAAGCGATCTGTGATTCTCCCGAAGAAGCGTAGCCATCTGAAGGACGTTCTATGGAACCTTCATCGGTGGATACCTAAGGAGACCAAGGCCTGGGGCAATGGTGCCAGCTTTGACCTATCTATCCTGGACTCAGCTTATCGGGCCTGTAAGATACCACTACCCTGGAAGCATTGGGATGAGCGATGCTACCGTACTATCAATGCTCTAGTGGATAAGAAAGATCCTTGCCGTCCTCCTCGTGTAGGCGTTTATCACAATGCTCTGGACGACTGCCGTACTCAACTACAACAACTGGAGTATGTATGCAAGAAGATGAACATTCCACTCGTATAAGACCTCTCTGAGGTCCACCTGCGGACGCAAGTCAGTGGGAGCTATCATCGCTATCGGAGGTCGAGTAGTCAGCTCGGGGTACGCTGGCCCTCCCTCGGGGTTCGATCACTGTACAATGGCTTGCAAGGAGCTGGGCGCTCTTTCAGGTTGTCAGCGAACGGTTCATGCTGAGCAGAATGCTGTGGCCTATGCTGCTCGACACGGGATCTCCACTGAGGGGGCTACGCTATACTGCACAGACAGTCCATGCTTAAACTGTGCCAAACAACTCATCAATACTGGTATAATTAGGGTATGCTATCTCAGACCCTATCGGGATACCTCAGGAATAGACCTACTCATACAGGCTGGAATACCATGCGAAATGATAACTGTACACTATGCTCGCTTCATGAATCTTCATCAACTGTATGTCTCTGGGGGAGTTCCTGCGAATCCCCAGTAATGGTTATCGGGGATGCACCACAGCCGCATGACGCCCGAGCGGGTGAATACCTGACTGGTAAAATCGGGCAGACACTGACTCAGGACCTGAAGTCCGTGGGTGTGAGCGACTTCTACTACACGGGTATTGTCAAGTGCCAACCCCCTGACGGGCGTAAGCCCGAGCCAGCTGAGCTGAGGGCCTGCGCTGGTTACCTCCAAGAGGAGATCAAACAACAAAAGCCCAAATTTGTATTGGTCATAGGAGCCACTGCTACCAAAGCCGTGGTCAAGTCAGCTAACCTATCCAGCGTAGTGGGTAAGTTTATCGAAAAGGACGGCATCGTCTATGTCCCCTGTTACTCCCCTGCGTATGTTCTGCGCGACCCCAGCAAAGAGCCTGAGTACAAGCGAGTCCTTCGCCGGTTCGGTGATCTGTGCCAGGGCAAAGCTGATCTGGAATGGGTCGAGCCCCGGATACGTATTATTGATCGATCCAACCTGGATGAATTCATGGGCCTGTACCAATCCGAACCCGAGTCTGTCTGTGACTTAGAAACCACCGGACTGGACTGGTATGCCAAAGACAGTAAAGTAAACTGTGCCGGGTTCTACCTACCTAAGTCTGACTCCTGCTGGGTCTTACCGCTACATAAAGCCCCCACACTTCCATTCGATGCTCAGCGTAAGTTGCTTCACTGGATGATGAATCAGAACATACCAGTAACCAATCAAAACTGGAAGTTCGATAGCCTCTGGCTCTGGGAGAAGTACCAGGTATCCTTCTACCTGAAGGACGACACGATGCTCATGCATTACAACCTGGATGAAAATACGCCACACGGGCTAAAAGAAAATGCTCGTCTCTGGATGAATGCCCCAGACTATGATCTCACCACTTCTGAGAAGAAGGGTAATGTGGAGGCCATAAAATTATTTACGTACTGCGGGCGCGACTGCTATCGCACCTATCGTCTGGCTAAGCTATTCCGAAAAATGATGATGCAGGATTCTGAGACCAGGAATATCTACCAGCACCTTACCCTGCCAGCCGCCCGAATGTATGAGGTCATCGAGCGGGAGGGACACCACGTCAACCTCAAGCGTCGAGCTGAAGTAAAGTCCCAGCTGGAGGGGCTCATGAAAGCAGCGGAAGATAAGCTCAACGCTATGGCTGGGGTGACGGTCAATTGGAATAGCCCTACACAGGTGGGGAAGATCCTGTATGGCAAGTTGGGGATGGTTCCAACGGTATTCACTGACAAGGGAGCCCCCTCTACCGGTGAAGCGGCTTTGGCCGAACTAGATGGTCACCCAGTAGTGGAACTCCTAAATGACTATCGTTCCCACCAGAAGATGCTATCTACTTACATAGATGGATGGGATGAATACATGGTGGGGGATAAGCTATTCCTGGGAACCAAGTTACATGGAACGGTCACCGGACGCTACTCTTCACGTATGCATACCGTTCCTCGAGACGGTACCATCCGAAACCTGATTGAGGCCCCAGAAGGTTGGACCTTTATCCAGGGTGACCTTTCCCAGGCTGAGTTGCGGGTGATTGCCATCGTCTCTCAGGATCCCGAACTAGTCAAATGCTACAATGAGAACATCGACGTCCACTGGCGCACCACTCTGGGCATACTTCGTATGGGTGGATCTGACGCTGACCTGCTAATGGCCAGGAACACCGTGGCTGAGGATCGTGGTGATTGCGATGGTATGAATATGATGGCCATCCTGGATCATCTGGAGGCTATGGGTCCTGATGCTGCTATCGCTATTGACAAACGCTGGAAGGAGAAACGGAAGCAGTCCAAGGGTGTCAACTTCGGATACGTCTACGGTATGGGAGCTACCAAATTCTGTGAGTACGCTAAACTTAAATATGAGTGGGATGTGAGCCATCAGGAGTCATCTGACATTCGTGATGGGTTCTTTGCCACTTACTCCTCACTACCGCTATGGCACGATCGCCAGCGTTCAATGGTTAAGATTGATGGATTCGTCCGTAGCCTCTCGGGCCGTAAGCGTCGCCTTCCTGGTGTCTGGTCTCCCGATCGTATGGTTAAGTCTGAGGCTGAGCGTCAAGCGATCAACAGCCCCGTCCAGGGATTCATCGGTGATCTGAAGGTTATGGGTATGCTGTCCATCTACAATAACCTTCAAGCCCCTGACCTGGGGGCTAAACTCAGGATTAAGGGGGAGGTACATGACTCCATCCTGATGTGGGTTCGGAATGAGCACCTAGATGAAATGTTACCTAAGATTAAACAATGTATGGAGCAACCCGAATGGCTAGCCCAATTTGGGATAGAATTACCTGTTCCAATCGTAGCAGACATTGAAGTCGGCACATGGGGCGCCGGCAAAACCTGGAAAGGACAGAAATACAATGCTTAACCTATTTAACCAAATCGCCAAGGTGGGGTCTCCTTCCGAGAAGCTTCAGATGCTTAAGGACTACCCTTACCAGTCTGAGCTCAAGGAAGTCCTTCGTCTGGCCACCGATCCTTTCATCACCTTCGGGATCACCACTCTGGAAGGTGCTCCTCAGGGTAACGCTGACACTTTCGACATCCTTAAGAAGTGCGCTACTCGTGAGCTTACTGGAGGAGCGGCTCGCAAGGCACTGGGCGAAGCCTGCCTGGATACTGAAGACGCCGCACTGGTCTGCCGTATCCTGATGAAGGATCTTCGCTGCGGAGTGGGTGAGAAGCTGGTCCTCCAGCTGTACCCCGGACTCATCCAGCAGTTCAATGTTATGCGAGCTGATAAGTTCAGTGGGATCAGTCCACGGCTGAAGTATCACATCGAGCCTAAGTACGATGGCCTCCGCTGTCTGGCTATTGTTCAGGGTGGTTCGGTAACGCTACTCTCACGTAATGGAAAGGAGTTCACCTCCTCTGACCATCTCAAGCCCCAGCTTCTAGCAATCGCTCCTTATGACTGTGTGTTCGATGGTGAGCTCACTTCGGGTAACTTCAATGAGTCCAGCTCGGCGGTACGCAAGAAGGCAGTCCAGAACGACACCACCACTTACAACATCTTCGACTTCTTGGACATGGATGAGTGGGTCAATCCAGTGTCTCCTTACTACGTTCGTCGGGGTCGTCTAGAGAATCTCTTCCAGCCACAGCCCAACCTGGTGCTCACTCCCAGTCTGGCTATTCAGGACGAGGATGACGCTATCAAGCGTTATCAGCAATACCTGGACTTCGGCTATGAGGGGGGTATCGTAAAGAACACCCGAGGCATCTATCGCTTCAAGCGTCATAAGGACTGGATGAAGCTGAAGGAAGTCAATGACGTAGATCTGCCGGTTAAAGAACTTGTCCAGGGTGAGGGTAAGTACTATGGCATGTTGGGTGCTGTCATCGTTCACTTCAAAAATAAGCGAGTAAGCGTGGGTACTGGCTTTAGTGATGAGGAACGGATGGCCTTCTGGGATGATCCTTCACTTATCAAGGGTAAGGTCATTGAGATCCACTTCCATCAGGAAACGCCCGATGGTTCTCTACGTCATCCGCGTTTCCACTGCATTCGAGAAGACAAGAGTTAATAGTTAATGGTCTTCTGATATAATGAATCTGTCGGCACTGACTGCTGACTTCGGTTACAACCACTTTCAAGGAGATTCAAATGTCTGACCTCATTCTTCCTTCCGCAGTTTACTCGGAAACCCACTCCCCCAAGATGTCTGAGAAGTATGTCCATATCCGTACGGCGGATGTGCTGTCTCGCTTTCAGGACATGGGCTGGCGAGTGGCTTCTGTCAACTCCGCCCGGCTTTCTAAGTCTCCTCAGTTCGCTCGCCACGCTCTTCGTCTGCGTCATAAGGACTTCTGTGACATCGATGCTGACGGCGTCATCCCTGAGCTGATCGTCCTGAACTCACACAATGGTTCCTGGGCTTTGCGTATGGCTCTGGGTATGTTCAGGATGGTCTGCTCTAATGGTATGGTAGCAGGCTCTATCTGGGAAGGCGTCTCACTGCGTCATTACAACATCAAGAACCTGGAAGATCAGATCACCTCAGTCACCGGTCGTATGGATGATCTGACCAAGAAGCTATCTGGTACGGTTAAGCAGTGGATGGAAGTTGAGGTTCCTTTCAGGGAGCAGGTGGACTTCGCTAACAAAGCTATTGGTATTCGCTGGGGTGACAAAACCCCCGTAACGGCCGAGCAGCTTCTGCTGACCCGCCGGGACGCTGACAAGGGGTCTGATCTCTGGCATGTCTTCAACCGTGTTCAGGAGAACCTGACGCAGGGCGGCTTCACTGGAGTCACCTCCAATAACCGTACTCTTAGCATCAAGCCAGTAAAGAATGTCAAGCGGGACTTCAAGTTCAACGCTGAACTGTTCGACCTGGCCTCTACCTACGCTGCACAAGGAGCTTAACATGAAAACGAAAAACCTCATCTGGCGTAGTGCTGACGGGCGCAGTATGGCCTTCTCAGAAATGGAGACCGACCATCTGCATAACCTGGTGGCCTATCTTCATCGCATCTCGGTAGAAAACGATGGTCTTCGGGCTCGCGCAGTGGAAGCGGATGTTAAGCTTCCGGCTCGTATCGTCCAGGGTCATCCACTGCAGGACTGGATGGAAGTCGGTATGAAAGAGATGGGCATCGGGGCTAAGAAGGACCTTAAGGAAGCTCAGAAAACCCTCAAACGCCTCCAGGAGAGCTGAGATGAAAGTTGATTACTTCAGTCAGTCTAAGATCAAAACCTGGAGACGCTGCCAGAAGTCCTATGACTATCGCTACAACCAGGGGCTGATCCGTAAAGCCTCTCCCGTAGCCCTGCTTCGTGGCACTACCCTGCATGCAATGCTGGAAGCCCAGATCAAGGGCACCGATTGGCGGGCTCCGCTGGTCGAGTACAAGAAGGTCTTTGATACCCTCTGGGGTGAAGAAGCCGAAGGCTATCCCACGCCTGAGGAGCTAGAGTCCACCATCGAACGCTACAACAAGCACTGGAGTTGTGATGGTTTGGACTATGGTGGACGGGCCGAGATCACAATTGAGGCTGAGTTCGAGGGGATGAAGTTCAAGGGCATCATTGATGCTCTCCCTGATGATCAACATGGACGTCGCTGGTTGGATGACCATAAGACCCATAAGATCCTGCCGGACGAGCACACACGCTTCTCTGACATCCAGACAGTGTTGTATTACTGGGCTATGCGGGAGAACGGCCAGAAGTGCGATGGTATCCTTTGGGACTACATCCGTACGAAGCCACCTACCCCTCCTGAACTCCTGAGGAACGGAACACTCAGTAAGCGTAAGAACATTGACTGCGATGCCGATACCTATTTGGCCGCTATCAAAGCCAATGGGTTGAACGAAGCTGACTACGCTGACATGTTATCTCTAACGGCTAAGAACACCTTCTTCAAACGGGTATATCTGCCCAACCCAGCTGAGGTTCTTATCCAGGAAGTGGTGGGAGATTTCTTCATCACCGCTAAGGAGATAGTGGATCATCCAGGTGATCGCTTCTGCCGGAATATGTCCAGGGACTGCAAGTCCTGTACGTATTACCAGGTTTGCTCGGCTGAGGTACGTGGACTGGATAGCAGCTTTATCAAAAAACAGATATACACTCTACGGAAGGATTAACATGAGTCTAGTTCAGCTATTCTGTTCTAAAGTTCGAATTGCTGGACTTGACGAGTGTTGGGAGTGGCAAGGTAGCAAAGGCTCAGCTGGACATGGACACTTTGGGACGGGTAGAAATCATGGGGTGTCAGGTTTAGCTCATCGCTTTAGCTATATCTTACTCAAAGGTAAGCCCTCAGGTTTAGTGTGTCATAGCTGTAATAACCCTAGCTGCGTCAATCCTTCTCATCTATATGACGGAACTCCACAGTCCAATATGGATGATAAGGTAAGAGCTGGAAGAGCTTCAAGTTTCCCCGGTAGTTCTCATCCGCAAGCT